CCGACACCAATGTCACCCTGAAAGGCGTCATTACGCGCCTTACACCCCGCGAATCCGAAGGTCTGTACCAAACCACCGACCTCAAAGTCATCATTGGCAACAGTGAGCTTGGAACGTATTACCCTACCGAAGCCGACCGCATCCAATACACCCAGGCTGGCGCCACCCGCGAAGCCAAAATCATCGCCATCACCAGCTACCGCGGCGACAACCCCATCATGCACACCCTTATTGCGAGGCCCCAGTAATGGCTGGCAAAGGTTTCCGTAATAATGCAGGAAGAACTTTAAGTGAGGACCTAGATCGTATAGCCGGTTCACTTACGTTGCTTGGGCCAACAGCTGCTGCTGAACGAATCGTGATGGAACTCCAGCAAAAAGGCCCTAGTTGGACAGGAAAATTTTCTAATTCTTGGCAGATAGAAGGACCACAAGGCCAGACTGTCAAAGGTGACGGACAGCCCGGTGAACCACGTCCAGTAAAATTTGCTTCCGGCCCTTTTACCGGACGGCAAGCGGTAGCCACAATCTTTAGAACGGGCTTTCTAAAAGACAAAATTATTTTTCGAGTGTCGAATTTTTCTTCCTATGCAGCACAAGCTACGGACGAAAAAGTCGGTACTTTTGTACGCCCAACTGCACTGCCTCAAACTGAGTTGGGCAAAAGAAAATTTTTTGAGGTGAACGAAGGACGTGTAAATCCATCTAAACGCTGGGATGTTGGAGGAGGTAGCCCAAAATCATCCTCATCCAGAACAGCAGATCAAGATTGGCTGGCGAACTACGCTGGCGGAGGTCGTTTAAATAAAGCCGTCCAAATTTCAATGGACGCCGCACTGAGAGGTATGCGATGAACTACCAAGCAATCCGCGCCGCCGTCGAAAACCCCCTGCTGTCAGCCTTTGGTGCATTAGTGCCAGCCGTACCGGTTTTTTTCGATAACATCACAGCTGTCCCCGCCAACACGACCACCGAATACATCCGCGTCAATGTTACTTTCGGCATTACCAACGAACCCACGCTTACCTCTAGTGTCGATAATGCGCGTGGCGCAATTATTATCCGCATTTTTACAGAAAAGGGCAAAGGCCCCGCCCGCAATCAAGTTTTGCTCAACACAGCCGTAAACGTACTGGAGACAATCAACAACTCCACCAAAGGCACGAGCGGCGTTTATTTCAAGGTCGGTGAAATCAACGGCCCTACATTTTCCGCAACTGAGGAAGCACCCCATTTTGTGGGACGCATTGACACATCCTATGTAGCTACTGTGCTGCCGTAGTAAATACTGTTTCGGGCGCTAACCTGTAATAAGCCGGGCAGTGCCCGCCCCGTAACAACTCTCTTGGTACGCCAATGGCCACCACCGTTCTGTCCGGTACGTCCGGCGCTCTTTACTACAAGCCCGCTGGCACCACCGGAACTTTCGGTGAGTCTGGCGTGAACACTGGCACCGACACCATCACGGTTGAAACCTACCTTAATTTGAAGGTCGGTGACCCGGTGCAGTTCAGCATCATCAACAGTCAAACCGGAGGAGCTGGAAGCGGCACTCTGCCTGCCGGCATTTCGGCTGCCACGACCTATTTCGTGATTGCCTATACCGCTAGTAGCGGTGCTTTGCAAGTGTCCGCCACCGCCGGTGGCGCCGCACTGAACATCACGGACGACGGCACAGCCAGTGCTCCGAATGAATTTCAGGTCGCTTACGCCGCTTATGAAGCAGTGGGTCAAGTCCGCGACTGGACCTTTGAAATCAGCCGCGCTGAGATTGACGTCACCACTATTGGCCAAGCCCAAGGTCAATATGTCCCGTTCCGCAGCTACATCGCTGGTTTCGGCGATGGCACCGGCACTGCCACGGTCTACATGACCAATGAGAACGCCTCGATGTCCAACCGGATGGTCGAAGACGTGCTTCAGCGCCAGCAAACTGGTGCGGCCTTCAAGCTGTACATTGACCGTGTGTACAGCGGCGGCAGCGTGAGCGAAAACCTGAGCCGCTCAATCAGCTTTGATGCCACGCTGACCTCGGCCAGCATGAACGTCAACCCTGATGACGCCCAGTCCGTGACGGTGAACTTCCGCCCAGCCGCCACCCCAACCTTCGACTTCAGCACTTCTGCCTGATAAATTACTGGTGCAAACAACGACAGAACCCCGGCCATACCGCCGGGGTTTTTTATTTGTAATCCGCTACACTAACGCCAGACCATCAGGATCTGTATGCCTGCTCCTAGTTCGCTCCGTGCCATCGACCGCCTCCGCAAGGCCGCCAATCTGGAGCCCGTCAAAAAGACCGTTGAACTGTCCGACGGCAGCAAATTTGAAATGTGGGTGGCGCCCCTGACGATGGCCGAGCGTGAACGCGCCCAAAAGCAAGCCAAGTCTGACGACGCCAACGCCTTTGCCTTGCAACTGCTGATCGCCAAGGCACTAGACGATGCCGGCAGCCGCCTATTTAACGCCGGCGAAATCGACGTGCTCAAAAACGAAGTCAAGGACAAGGACCTACAAGCCCTGATGCTGGCGATCCTGACCGACGACGCCGAGCCCATTGACCCAAAGAACTGAGTGCCGAACTTCGCAAAGACAACTGGCTACTACTCCAGTTCGGCGTGGCCAAAGAACTGGGCCTCAGCTTGAGCGAAGTCCGCACCACTATGACCGCCGAGGAGTTGATCGGCTGGAGCGCCTACTTCCAAATCCTCAACGAGGACCAACAGAAGGAAATTGACAAAGCCCGACGCCGCCGCTAACCCGGCGGCTTTTTACACCGTAAACTGAAGTACCAGAGTGTGACGTGGCGCCGTGGCTTACAGAGCCGATATTGAAATTGCAGTACGCGGCGCTCAAGAACTCAAGCGACTGCAAAGTGAAATAAATGCTACGTCTAAACTGGTAGACGGTCTAAATAATTATCTCACAAATATAGGTTCAGGAGGTATTACACGCAGTATTAACAATTTACGTAATGCTGTAAATAGTGCTGCCGATGCGTTCAACAAAGCAGCACTTGGCACAGACGAAGCAACTGTTGCAGCTACAAAATACGTACAAGCTACAGATAAATTAAATGCAGGTTTACGTGAACGTTCTGCGCTTCTTGACAAAATAACGCGCCAAGAAAGAGCTGCTGCAATGGTTCGAGCCGGCGTAGGTATGCCGGCACAACAGCTATTACTACCTGCAGCTAGGCAGGGTGCGCCAGCTATGGGCGGGGGCGCTCGGCGCCGAATTACAGGATTTGTAGAACGTCTTGGTGGCGCACGAACAGCAGACGAAGCCGCCATGGCCCTTCGTTTTGCTCAGGGGCTTAAAGAACAAGTAAGACCCCTTAGCCAAATAGAAGCGTTGTATGCAGGCATCGCCGGTGAAGCACTAAAACTGCAAGGCATTAAAGCACTACCTAGCAGTGAAATGCTTAACGCGGCCGCCCGTAACTTAAAACAACTAACTACCAATCAAGTCGATTACAAAAAAGAAGTCCAAGAATCTGCAGACAGAATACAAGAACTAAGCAAACAAGAAGAGTCTAGAACGAGAAGAGCACAAAAAATTCAACAACGGCAAGAATATTTTACGGGCGCAGGAGCGGTTCCTCTTACAGGCGGAGGAGTTCAAGTAACTAGATCCAGTGCTCAAGCAGCTGCTCTGGCTGTCGAAGAGCAAGTCTACGGGTTGCGTAGAGCGCAAACACAAGTAGAACTAAAAAGTGTAAAAGACAGAGGTTTTGCAGAGAACTACATTACCGGCATTATTCAACGTCGTTTAGCGGCAAAGGGTGCAGAACTGACACTGGAACAGCAGCAAACAGCTGAAATACAACGCCAAACAGCAGAAGAAACTAAACAACTGCAACTAGCTGCGGCAAAAACAAGAAACCAACGTATTCAAAATGTAGCTCTCGGCGCAGGTTTTCCGCTGTTGTTTGGCGGCGGCCCCGGTTCTGTTTTAGGCGGCGCAGCCGGCGGTCTTGTACCGGGCCCTGGTGCATTTGCCGCGCAAATTGGTCTTAGTGCCATCGGCCAACAAGCCGATTTGTTTGTGGCTGCCGTAGCAAAAACCGGCGTGGCACTTACATCAACCGGAAAAACGCTGGAGTTTATGCGTGAAAAAGCGCTGTTCTCCACTACGGCTGTCGAAGATCAAGCAGTTGCGCTAGAAGAGCAGGGCAAAGTATCTGAATTAGCAAACCTGCTTACACAAGATTTAGCTAAAAGTATCGGTGGTGAGGGCGTAAAAGCTCTGCAAGAACTGGGCGACGAAACTAATAAACTTACAAAGGAATGGAACACCTTAACTGCACAGCTATTTGCCCTTGTTGCCGGTCCTTTAAGCGCATTTATTGCAGCACTTAACTCTGTACTTGGAGGCATAACAACTGAAAATCGGTTATCTACGTTGCGTAAAGAAGCTACGCCGGGACAACAAGCCCGCCTGGCTCAAATAACTAGAGAAGAGCGTGGCGGAACATTTCGGAATGTACCAGGTGGCGGGCGACAATTTATTGCTGGTGCAGAAACTACCCTAGTTCGTCAAAGGATTCTCAACCGTGCCGCCGCAGAAGGCATTGACCCTAATGCACCAGCGGGCCGTGTTACATCTGCTGATGTACGCGCTATGCCGGTACCCAAGGCATCGGACAAAGGCGCACGCGATGCCGCACGCGAAGCCCAACGTGTTTTAGAAGTACTCCGCGACCAAAAACTAATCACAATCGAACTAGAACGTCAAAGCGACTACTCCAAGAAAATTTTTGCCGCTGAGTTAGCAAAAGATCCTATTCTCGCCCGCC